TATCGAACAGCTCTAAGCTGTAATCAATTAATCCCTACCAGTTGTAATAAATTGGTAGGGATTTTTTTTATTACAGCTCTAGGCAGAACCCCATACCCCCTTTCAATATTACAGATGGATTTAAATCCACAGTTCACGTATTACTGATGGCATATTTCAACTACCACACTTCAAAGACTTTGTCAAATTTGACAATAGTATCAGACTATGTTAGCTGGGGGTTGACAAGCATGGTATAATATATATATTCAATTGGCTTGACAGGGTTGGTATAATAGCCACCGACAACCAAGACTTCCTAAGTCTTAGATATAATTTTTAACTACAAGGAGATAGATATGATGATATTTAATTACGAAAGTAAGAAACAAATGAAAGAATGTATAGGACAACAGTTAAGATATACTGAAACCTCTTTCTTTGGAAACGAATATAAAAGTAATGGAACTTTTGTAGGTTGTAATAGACCATCTTTACCAGAAGGAACAGGAACTAGAGAGTTCTTTGCAGAAGTTACTATGCAAGATGATAAAATTCTTAATGTTAAATAGGGGGACAGATGACTAATTAAAACTTTAAAGGCTTGACAAACATGGTATAATACCAACCAAGCAACGAAGACTTGCTTAATAATAATAATAATAATAACTAATAGGAGAATAGATATGAGACAATCTATGAGTATTCATGGTATTAAAAAAATAGAAGTAGAAGGAGTAGAAAAACTTTATGAAGATAATGAAGATAATACTACTCATACTAGAAGAATAAAAATACTAGATGAGGATAATAATTATATTACTATTACTTGTTTCGGTAATACTTCAGAACTTACAACTACAATATCATAATGTTGGAAGAAAATAACTACAACTTCTACACTCTAAGAGAAGCAGAGATTTGGTTAGAACAGAACAAGTTTAAATACTCCTGTAGTTATGTGAAAAAGGGTATGGGTTATTCAAAGCTCTATAAAAGGAGAAATAAAATAAAACATGCCCTTATCACTAAGACTAACAAACCTTTTGCAGAAGTATTAAATGAGAAACAATGGCTCATAGAGTGTTGGTAACTAAGACTTGATAGGCTTGACAAGGGTGGTATAATGGTGGGGAACGAAAAACTTGGTAAGATTTTATATCTTATCTTATTATTAATAATAAAAGGAGACAACTATGTTATATAATGTAACAACGTTTGCTGATAAGCATGATAATACTAAACTCTTTCATCATGTAGAAATTCTAGGTTTAAAATTTAGAATTGCTACTAACGAAAGAAGTTTTAAAAGGATTAATACTAAACAAAATCCTAATAACCGCAATCTTTATAGAACTAATAGAGGTTGGGTATGGAATAGAAATCCTAATAAGTATTACTGCTTAATCACTAAATAATTTTCTTTGTTGGGGGAAGAGTAGAAAGGTGGTAGTACCTAGAAGAACTATCTGACTGCTAGGAAAGACTAGCATGATTTTTGAAGTCACTTCGAGATTAACATTTTAAAAGGACATTAGAATAGAAGGCAGTTTTAAAAACATACCTTCATAATAATAATGAATGAACACTTTATGTTAATACAAGTGGCATGAAAAGAGTTAGGGTTCTCTATAAAAAACCCACGATTTTTTAACAACATAATAGAGGGCAAAATTATGGCACAACAAATGAGAGTAAGAGACCAAGAGATTATCGTAAAGAAGGTAGTCAAGGCTCTTGAAGAAAAGGGATTACAAGACTTAGAAACTAGGTTTGGTAATGATAGTCAGGTTAAGTTTCTTAGAGGAGAATTGAAGAAACTAATCGAAATTAAAACTAAAGTTAGTGAACTTAGAGATAAAGAGTTGGCATTAGACAAGGCTATCAACAGAGGAGTTGAGGATTTTAATACAGCTAATGATTTAGATAATAATAATGGTCTTAAAGTTAAAACAGGTTATGGTTACAACAAAGATGATAACCGAAAAGTTTTCTTTGACTTTAGTATAGATTGGTCTAAGAAAACTGAGATAGCTGACGCATTAGCTATGCAAACTCTTGGAAGTGATTTTAATGTCCAAGACTTAATAGCTAATTTGATTGCTGAGTTTTCTTAAAAGAACGAGTGTAGTTGCGGTGTTGAAACTCCTATAAAATCCAGAAGTCTATGACGAAGCAGGTCGGAGATGAAAGAGCGATAAGACTGAGAAATCCAGACGCTTACGAACTACATAGTGTGGCTAGATACTTGAAATTCTAGGTCATTAGGATATCTAGTCACACACTTTTTAAGTGTGGTTATATAAGGTGCAGACATGTCGTTAGATACTAGTCCTAACAATGCCAATGCAAACAAAAGCAGACCTTTGGTAATATAGCCACACACTTTTTAAGCATGGCTAGAGATTTCAGAAGCCGGTTTACTGTGGGATAAGAACTGTTGGAATACCACATCTAGCCATGCACTTTTTAATATGGTAGAGATGCTACTGGTTAAGCAAGCTGTCTGTAAAACAGTACCCTCTGGGTTTGTAAGTTCAACTCTTACCTCTACCACCAGTTTTAATTGATGGAGATAAAAATGTTACTAGAAATAACACAACAAATAATTGAGATATTAAACAAGGCTACTACTAGGATAGATGGAGCTTCTTTAGAGGGCGATGAAAGACAAGCAGTAGTAGATACTTGTAATAAATTAATAGACATTAACCAAGCTAACTTGAATACCCTTTATCCTGATAGGAAGAAAGTTCCAGTTCAGTATGTTAAATAGGTTGACAAGCATGGTATAATGGAAGCAAAACGAGGAGACAAACATGACATATAAATTATTATCAAGCTCTAGTCCTAAGATAGACAAGAGCAACAAGATACAGGACAAATACTTTAGTAGGATTATGTATCTAGCACCTAGTAATCTTGCAGATGGCAAGAGAACTGTTTGCCCTTATGCTAAGATAGCTATGTGTGAAGAAGGTTGCTTAAATACAGCAGGTATGGGTGGAGTTTATCCTAGTATTCAGAAAGCTAGGATTAGAAAGACTTTATTATTCTTAAATGAGTATGAAACCTTTATGTCTTACTTGGTTGAGGACATCAACAAGTTTATACAGGAGTGTGCTAAGTTAGATAAGCTTCCCTGTCTTAGATTAAATGGCACATCTGATATCCAATGGGAACACCAAGAGTATAAAGGCAAGACAGTCTTTGAGATGTTTCCACAAATACAGTTCTATGATTACACCAAGATACCTACTAGAAAGGTTGAGGACATACCGAACTATCATTTAACATGGAGTTATTCAGAAGCTAATGAGAAATACTCTAAGCTGTTTGATAAAGTTCCGAACAACAAGGCAATAGTATTCAGAAACTTCTTGCCTTCTATGTTCAAAGATGTTAAAATGATTGATGGAGATGAACACGACATGAGATTTTTAGACGAACCGAATGTAGTGGTTGGTCTTAAAGCGAAGGGCAAAGCTAAGAAGGATTCTTCTGGTTTTGTAATTGATTTAATAGAAGCGAGGGCAATATGAAAATAAGAGAAGCATTAGAAATAATGAAAGCAGAAGGAAAAACTATACCATGTGATATGGAAAATGAATATTGGTATTATTCCGAAAGTAAAGACACCATGATAAAATTATTAGACATGGATTTAATACATTTAATTAGAGTTGTACGAAAAGAATTAATTTTAATGACAGAAGAACAGGTTGAGGAACTTAATGAAAGGACTGAGAATTTAATGGTTGATAGAGCTGAAAGACAAATGACTGCTGGTAGAGGATAAGGGGGGAATATGAAAGCAATATTAATAGGGGTATATGCCGAAGAAATAATAGAGGTAGAACATGACGGCACTTTACAGAATATCTATGACCTTCTTGTTTGTAAAACTTTTGATGTTGTTATATTAGATAATGTTAATAGTATTTTTGTAGATGATGAAGGACTTTTAAAAGACAACTTATACTTTAAATATTCAGATAATGGTCGTGTCTTTCGACTAGCAGGTAATGGATTGATACTTGGTGTTGATGATGAAGGCAATAGTATATCTCCTACACTAACTGTTGAAGATGTTAAGAGTAAAGTTACATGGGGAATATAAATGAAAGAAATAAAATGTAAAGAATGTAAGGATACTTATTACGAAGACCTTTTTAATGAATGTCCTTATTGTGAATATGGAATTAGTAAAGCAGAATTGAAAATACTACCTAGAAAAAAATGGTTAAAACTATGAAAGACTTGACAGGCATGGTATAATGGTAGGCAACAAGGAGGAAAACATGATTGGATATATGGCTACTTGTCTTGACCAAGAGGGAGAGCAAGTAAAGATAAAAACATTTGCTTCATCACCGATAGAAGCAGTAGATAATTTTGTGGGTTTTGATAACTTAAAAAAGATTACTAATCTTACTAACTCAGATGGAGATAGTTGGAAGATTAAAGCTAATCTTAATAAACTCAGAAAGTTACGAGCAAATCTTGATGAAACACTTTTAGATAGACAGATTAATGAAATCAAATCATAGACCTGTCTTTAAATATGAGTATCAAGATAAGCTCATCAAATGGACTTGGGGTGTTCGCCCTATAGAAAAGATGTATTGGAAAACATGGAAACCAAAGGTGGAAAATGTTAAGATACTATCTAAACTGGCGGACACTTCATTAACTAATAAAATTAAACAAGAAATTTATGAAGGAGTTATCAATGACGAACACATAAAACAACAGAAATTAACAGGAATGTACAAGGTAAGGGGATATGGTAAGAAAAGCTAGAGGATTAAGGGAGTTAGTAAGAAATGAAAGTAGACATAGGTATAAACATACCTCAATCGGAAACTCACGGAATACTAGAGTTAAAAACAAACACAAAAAAAGAAGTAAAAAAGTGCGAGGAAATGGAAGTCCAGCATACAGAGGGCAAGGAAGATAAGAAGAAATTATTTAAATGGGAGTGGAAGCTGTGAGTGAACAACACGAAAACAAACTAGAAGAATTAGAAAGAGCAGAATACAACAGAGTTGAGTCGAGGATTGTAAGTCGTTGGGCTAAGTCGCTTTGCTACCCTATTAGCGACATTACTGTACAGCTTTCTCGTCTAGCTAGTGAGTGTAAACTAGAAGAAGATATGGAAGATTATTTAGACGAGGTAAGACGGCTTCAGAATAAATTAGAAAGTGCTTTCTTTAGATGTGAAGAAGTTTTTATTAATAGAATATCATCTTTAGAATGTGAATTATTAGACATGGAAGATAAGGAGATGACTAATGACTGAGTATGACGCACATTCTCTTTACAGAGAACAACAAGAGAAGGATAAAGTATCTGCTGTCGAAGCTAATAATGGTAAGATAACTTATCATTTCAAAGATGGAACGATAGAGATTTGGAAAAGAAATAAACGAGGTAGGCTATACAAGGCACAGAAGAGAGCTTTTTATGATAGATAGAGGAGAAAAGATATGACTGATATAGTACATATGAGAAACGATGTGATTGAAAGTATCACACAAGGTATTCAAGTTAAATTTGAATACAAATCAGGTGGAGAATATGGAAGTGATTCTCCTAAAGTAATAACTATTAGAACTGTGACACCAAAAGAATTTTATAAGGATTTTACAGGTTTTACAGGCTATGATACTGATAAGAAAGAGGAAAGGAACTTTAGATTTAGTAGAGTTACTGAGTGGTATGGTCTAGATAATCCGAAAGAATGGGAGATAGAAATCTTTAGAGAAGGTCAGCAACTAGAATCTTATACTGTTGTAGCTTCAAGCGAAGAAGAAGCCAGAGAGATATTTGAATCTGGTGAATATAACTTTAACTTCAGTCACGACTTTGCACCTGATAATGAACCAGAAGAGTGTGAAATTCAAACTGTGGAGAGTGTATAATGAAAGTAAAACATTTAAAAACAAAAACAACTATAGAACTAACTCCTAGTGAGGTAGATAAATATGCAGGGTACCTAAAAGAATTAGATTCTGCAACATCTTCACTACATGAATGTGGAGATTTATTCATAAGTGATTTATCAAATTTAGATAACCTAGAGTGGAGACTGAGAGATTTGTTAGGTCTTAAATTCAATAGAGAGACTTGGAAATATGAAAGGAAAACAAAATGACAAATAACTTTGAAAGCCCTATAGCTATGGAAAGGGAGAGGAGCTTTCCTCTGACTAAAGAACAATACAAACTATGGGAACAGTTTGTTACTGATAACTATGAAACTATTTATGGTAACAAAGATACTCATGAAGTATTACATACTCCCAACAGTCCTAAATATACTGTGACTGTGGAGAGAAACGAACAATCTGGAATGCAAGATTTTCTGGAGACATTAATAAATAAATGATAAACGATCTATTGAATACACAAATGCCCTCTTGTCTCCAATATTTGTGTTACAATTTAGCTAGAGCTGAGATACTTGGGAGTTATCGGATCAAAACTCCCTTTACCCTGTTGTGTTTGCTACTTTACTGTGGTATAATACGCAGACTTTGTTTAACCTTAATATATAAAGGAGGAAACTATGGCAGTAGAAGAAGGAACTGCTTTCTGGGCAAGTATAAGAACGCCCAACACTAAGTTTGAGCCTGTATATTCTGTCAACTTAGTTGTTGATCAAGAAACTGCAGATAAATATTCTGCAGAGGGATATACAATCAAACCTATGGACGAAGGTCCTGCGTTAGTAATAAAACGCAAAGTTAATGGTGCTAATGGTGGACAACGACCTGCCCCAAGACTACTCGATTCTGAGAATAACGATGTAGATGTGGCAGTAGGTAACGGGTCTAAAGTTAGAGTTCAATTTAATCCTTGGGAAGCTACTAATAAATTTGGTACTTTCAAAGGTCTTGATTTACAGGCTGTAAAAATTCTAGACCTTGTTCCTTATAAGTCAGCAGACGGACAGGAACTTTTAGATGGGGAGGAATTCTAAATGGCTATCATTAATATAGATGAGATATCTCATGATTCGTCCAAGATGTCAGAGCAAGCTAACTTTGCTATTAATCAAATGGCTTTTATTAATAGCATCCGTCAGATTCTAGACGCAGCTAGTAAATTCTATGCAGAAATTGTTAAAGCTGAAGCAAACGATGACACCTTAGTTGAAGATGATTCTAAATCTGAAACAGTAGAAGAAGATAAAGAATAATCTATGTTGAGAGGTTACTCTGCTTCGGTGGGGTAACCTCATTTTTAGGAGAATAAATTGAATAATCAAGAGAAAGGAAGTACTTGGATAAAATATAATTTACCTTGCCCCTCTTGTGGAGGGAGTGATCCAGTTGGATTAAATGAAAATGGATCAGCTAAATGTTTTAGTTGTGGTAAGTTTTATCCTAATTATAACGAAAGTTGTGGAGATAATGTGGTGGATTTTAAACCAAAAGAAATTAAACAAACATTTTTAACATCATATACAGGGGTGTTTGGTCCTCTTACTGATAGAGGTATTAGTGAGAAGACAGCTACTGAATATGGAGTTAGAATAGTTTATGCTAACCATGAAATTGCACAACATATATATCCTTATTTTAATGGCGATGAAATATCGGCAACAAAAACTAGAGTTTGTCCTAAATCAAATTGGAAATGGGAAGGAACTTTAGAAGGCACAGGTTTATTTGGACAGCAAGTATTTAGAAATACAGGCGGTAAATATGTTACTGTAACTGAAGGAGAATGCGATGCTATGGCTGCTTATGAAATGATGGGTAGCAAGTGGGCGGTGGTGTCAATTAAACGAGGAGCTAATGGTGCAGTTAAAGATATAAGAGAGAATTTAGAATGGTTAGAAAAATTTGAGAATGTTGTCATTTGTTTTGACAATGACAAGCAAGGTAAGGACGCATCTAAAAAGGTAGCCAAGCTATTAAAACCGGGCAAAGCTAAGATAGTTAGTTTACCTAATGGTTACAAAGATGCTAATGATATGCTTCGTCAGAATAAAGGACAAGAATTTACTAGAGCTTGGTGGGATGCTAAGACATATACACCGTCAGGTATAATGGAACTATCTAAACAGAAGATGGATTGGATTAACAGGGAAGTTAAAGATAGTATTCCTTATCCTTGGGAAGGTCTTAATAATAAACTCTATGGTTTAAGAGCTGGCGAACTCGTAACTCTTACGGGTGGAACAGGGTTAGGTAAGTCTAGTTTATGTCGTGAAATTATACATCATTTGATTACTAATACAAAAGATAATGTAGGTATCGTAGCTTTAGAAGAAAACTGGTTACGAACTGCTGACGGTATAATTTCTATTGAAGCTAATGATAGAATTTATCTTTCAGAACGTAGAGTTCATTACAGTGAAGAAGAATTGGAAGCTTTATTTGATAAGGTTATAGAGCCTGATAGAGTATTTATACATTCTCACTTAGGAGTTACTGATATAGATGATATCTTTGCTAAGTTAAGATATATTATTATAGGCTGTGAATGTAAATGGATTGTACTTGATCACTTACATATGTTAGTTAATGTTTTATCTGAATCAGATGAACGTAGAGGTATAGACAATTTAATGAATAGACTACGCTCTTTAGTAGAAGAAACTGGAGTAGGTCTAATCTTAGTATCCCATTTAAGAAGAGTTAGTAATGATAAAGGTCATGAAAATGGAGTAATCGTTAGCCTTTCTCATCTTAAAGGCTCCCAAAGTATAGCTCAACTAAGTGACTGCGTCATAAGCGTTGAAAGAAATCAACAAGCTCCAAGTATTAAAGATGCTAACACTAGTATAGTAAGAGTTCTTAAATCTAGATACACAGGAGAAACAGGTCTTGCTTGTAAATTATTGTATGATAATAAGACAGGCAGGTTAAGTGAAATAGATTCAGTAACAGAAGATGAATTGTTACTTGAAGATGATGTACCTTTTTAGGAGGGAAATATGAATGACTAAAAAAGAAATTGTTTTTGACATAGAAGCTAACGGATTAACTCCAGATAAAATCTGGTGTATCGTGGCTAAACCTGTTAATGAACCGGCTATTGAATTTGGTCCTGATAAATTACAAGAAGGATTAGAATATTTAAATAGTGCTGATACTTTAATAGGTCATAATATATTAGGATTTGATATTCCTGTTATAGAAAAATTATATAATATTAATTTATTAAAAAATAAAAATATTCAAGATACTTTAGTTATGTCTAGATTGTTCCAACCTATAAGAGAAAACGGACATAGTTTAAAGACTTGGGGTTATAGAGTAGGATATCCTAAAGCAGAACAGCCTGAAGATTGGGATAGCTATACTCCTGAAATGTTAAAGTATTGTAAGCATGATGTAATATTAAATTCTAAAGTTTATAAATATCTTCTTGAAGAAGGTAAAGGTTTCTCAGAAGAAAGTTTAGAACTTGAATCCAAAATTGCTAGTATATTAAAAGAACAAGAACAGAATGGTTTTAAATTTGATGAAGCTAGAGCTTCTATATTGGTATCCAAATTAAAAGATAGGATGCGGACTATAGAAAAAGAAGTTAAAGAAGTTTTTCAACCTAGACTAGTTCCTATAAAAAGAGTAATTCCTAAACTTAAAAAGGATGGTACTCTATCTAAATCAGGATTGACTGCAGAAGAATACGAAAAGATATTATTAACTAATAATATAAAACCTTTTATGAGAAAGGAATTGCGAGAGTTTAATCTTGGTAGTAGAAAACAAATAGGAGAATATCTTATAGAGTTTGGTTGGGAACCTAAAAAGTTTACACCAACTGGTCAACCTATTGTTGACGAGAGTACCTTATCAAACATAACAAATATACCAGAAGCTCAACTAATTGCAGAGTATCTTTTGTTACAGAAAAGACTTGCTCAAATTGAATCTTGGATCGAATCATTAGAAAAAGATGGTAGAGTTCATGGTTTTGTAATACCTAACGGAACTATCACAGGAAGAATGACACACCGCTCTCCTAATATGGCTCAAGTTCCTAGTTCGTCTAGTGAATATGGTAAGGAATGTAGAGAATGTTGGATAGTAGAAGAAGGAAATAAATTAATAGGAATAGATGCTAGTAGTTTAGAATTAAGAATGTTAGCACACTATATGAATGATGATAACTATACACGAGAGGTAATTAATGGAGATATCCACACAACTAATCAAAAACTTGCAGGACTTAAATCAAGAGATCAAAGTAAGACTTTCATCTATGCCCTATGCTACGGAGCAGGAGATCAAAAATTGTCTACAATTCTTGGAGGAAACAAAACAGATGCTAAAAGAATTAGAGAACATTTCCTTGATAATCTCCCATCATTTAAAAGACTTAAAAGTAGAGTTGGACAAGCAGCTCAAAGAGGTTGGCTAAAGGGGTTGGACGGTAGGAAATTATATGTAAGACATGAACACGCTGCTCTTAATACTTTATTACAGGGCGGTGGTGCAATAGTTATGAAGAGAGCTTTGGCTATGTTAGATGCAGTATTAAAATTAAATACTATACCAATTAAATATGTGGCTAATATTCATGATGAATGGCAAATCGAAGTTCCTGAAAATAGAGCTTCTTTTGTTGGTGAGTTAGCTATTGGATGTATAACAAAAGCAGGGGAGTATTATAATATGAGATGTCCTCTTGGTGGAGAATATAAAATAGGAGAAAACTGGAGTGAGACACATTAAAGAATTAGAGAAATTTAAAACAAATACTAATGTAAAATTTGAAGACGGAGAGTGGTGGTACAAACCTCCTTGTGGTATTAGAAGGAGAGTTACTACTACTATTAAAAAGAATGATAATAGAATGTATGTTAATGGGAAATATATACCTAGAGATCATCCTCTTTGGAAAGCAGGCAGATTCAGAAACTTTGAAGATGTTGCTTTCTCTTCATTAGAAGGATATACTAAAACCTTAGAAGGATATGTTTACATTGTAAAAAATCCTGCGTGGAAGAATTGGATTAAAGTGGGTATGGCTATTGATGCAGAAGATAGATGTAATCAATATCAAACCAGTAGTCCATTCAGAGATTTTAATTTAATACACAGCAGGTTTTTTAAGAATAGAAAAGAAGCGGAACAAGAAGTACATAGCAAACTTAAAGAGGTAGCTTCGGAATTTAATGGGGAATGGTTTAAGTTACCTTGTACTAAAGCTAAAAAAATTATTGAGGAATTATGAAAAAAATAGAAACTGTAGTAGAGGATGTATATAAAGCTATACAACCTATATGTAAAGGAGAAGGTATTAATTTATCTGAGAAAGAATTAAATGATTTTGGAGAAGCCATGAAGCAGGCTTTAAAAACATGGGTGTCTCCATATGAAGGAAAGAAAAGTAATATTAGAATGTCTAATGTTGGTAGACCTTCAAGACAATTATGGTTTGATTCCAGACAGGAAGAAGGTCCATCTGAATTTAATGCACCGACCATGATCAAATTTTTATATGGTCACATACTTGAAGAGCTTGTATTATTCTTAGTTAATTTAACAGATCATAAAGTAACTGACCAACAGAAAGAAGTTAATGTCGATGGTGTTATTGGACACATGGATTGTAAAATAGATGGAGAAGTTGTCGATATTAAATCAACATCTGGATTTGCTTTTAATAAATTTAAAAATGGTACGCTTGCTGAGAATGATTACTTTGGTTACATGGCTCAACTATCTGGATATGAAGAAACAGAGAAGGGAAATAATGGGGGCTTCTTAGCTATTAATAAAGAGACAGGTGAGCTTGCGTTATATCAACCACAAGAATTAGATAAAGTAAATATTAAAAATAGAATAACTAAAATTAAAACTGAATTATTAGAAGACACCCCACCAGATTTTTGTTATAAACCACAACCAGAAGGTACTTCAGGTAATATGAAATTACATAAACAATGTATGTATTGTAAACATAAAATAAATTGTTGGAAAGATTCTAATGATGGAAAAGGATTACGAATTTTTGAGTACTCTAAAGGTTTAATGTTTTTAACTGATGTTGTAAGAGAACCTAAAGTTAAGGAAGTAACTAATGAATGGAAGAAAAGCAAAGGCTATTAGAAAACAAGCCAAAGAACTTCAAGTTGAATGGTTAAAAAGTTTAGTAACAAATGAAGATACCATTGATGAACCAATTACTATTAAGAATGTTCATCAATATATGCCAGAGCAGACACACTATGTATCTCAAGGACAAATTAGAATGTCTGCTTTTACATTAAAATGGATAATAAAAAAATTAAAAAAGAATAATAAAATTAAAAATTATAAGGAATTAGAATATGGCTGATATTAAAGAAATAGATAAGGACACTACTCTATTAGAATTGGACCTAGAACAACTGTTAGTTTATGCAGGTGGAGTATTACTTGATACACATAGTTTAGAAGTTATTGATTCAATAGTATTAATTAGAATTATGACATTACTAGGTTCAGAGTTAGATAAGAGAACTGAAAAAGAGTTTTGGTTTTTAAAAGATATGGGAGACATGCACTAGGAGAATAATATGGCAATTGAAAAATATAAATTTAACGAAGATAATATAATACAACAAGTACAGAGATATGTCGATAGAACCTATGAAAGACACTACGCACAAGGAAAGTATCAAGCAACTGATATGATTATAGATGCAGGACATGGAGAAGGATTTTGCATGGGTAATATTATGAAGTATGCTATGAGGTGTGGTAAGAAAGATGGATCAGATGTAGAGATGGACTTACTTAAAATAATACACTATGCAATAATAGCAATCGCCTTAACAGACGAGGAGTATCATTTAAAGGACAAGGAAGGTCATTATGATAACGGATAAAATAGGAACTAAGTCATACTTAGGAATTGAAATAAATTATGACAAGGATACCAAGCTAGACAAATTTAGTTTGGATACATTAAAGGATAGATATTTATGGAAGGAGGAAACTCATGCTCAAGAAGCTTTTGCAAGGGCTGCTGTATTTGGAGCAACATATAAAGGAGAAACTGACTTTGATCTTGCCCAAAGATTATATCAGTATTCATCTGATTGTTGGTTTATGTTTAGTACCCCTATACTTTCTAACGGGGGAACCACTCGTGGGTTACCTATTAGCTGCTTTCTCAATTATGTACCTGATTCTAGGAGGGGTCTTTCTGATCACTATGATGAGAACATATGGCTCGCAAGTTCGGGTGGAGGTATCGGTGGATATTGGGGAGATGTTCGCAGTAATGGTGTTGCAACTAGGCACGGTAGTCGTTCTACTGGATCAATTCCATTCATGCACGTAGTAGATTCGGAGATGTTAGCCTTCAACCAAGGCATTACCAGACGAGGAAGCTATGCAGCCTACTCAGATATATCGCACCCAGAGATTGAAGAGTTTATTAATATGCGTAAGGAATCCGGTGGAGATATAAATAGGAAGTGTTTGAATATTCATAATGCAGTTAATATAACTGATGAGTTTTTAACGGCTGTCCGTACAGATGAAGAATGGAGATTGATTGATCCTAAATCAGGGGAAGCAGTTAAAACTATTAGTGCTAGAGATTTGTGGTGGCAACTATTAAATGCTAGAGCCGAGACAGGCGAACCATATATGATTAACATTGATAGATGTAATGAAGCTTTACCACAAGAACAGAAAGATTTAGGTTTAACAATTAATCAAAGTAACTTATGTTCTGAAATAGTACTACCTACTAATGAAGAACGAACTGCTGTGTGTTGTTTATCTAGTGTCAACTTAGAACACTTTGACAAATGGAAGAAGGATGAACAATTCATAGATGATTTAATAACTATGCTCGATAATGTGTTAGAACATTTTATTGAAGCTATTGTAGATACATCAGGACTAGGTGGATACAATGCAAACTTTAAGAGGTTTAAAAATTATGTTAAAGAAGAAAAAGAAGGGATGGTTAAGGCAGCTTATTCAGCTTATCGAGAGAGGTCGTTGGGGCTTGGGGCAATGGGCTTCCACGCTTATCTCCAAAGTAAGGGGCTTCCGTTTCAAGGCTTACAGTCAACTAGTAATAACCATGTCATGTTTTCGCACATCAAATCTAAAGCGGTGGAAGCTACTGAAAGACTTGCTGAAGAAAGGGGCGAAGCTCCTGATATACATGGTAGTAATAAGCGTAATGCTCATTTGTTGGCTGTTGCTCCTAATGCCAGCTCTAGTATTATATGTGGTAATACTTCCCCTAGTATTGAACCATATCGTGCTAACGTATATACGCACAAAACTTTATCCGGTTCTTACCAAGTTAGGAATAGATATTTAGATAAGCTGTTAAGAAAGAAAGGATTTAATGTAGAAGAACGAGAAAAGGTATGGAAAGATATAGCAGGATCAGATGGTTCTGTACAACACTTAGATATATTAGATGATAAGGAGAAGGAGATATTTAAAACTGCTCCAGAGATTAATCAGATATATATAATAGAACATGCTTTTATGAGACAGGAATATATCTGTCAAAGCCAGAGTGTTAATCTTTTCTTTACCATGCCTAAAGCTACTGAGCCACAGGAAGTGCATGATGATTATCTACAGTATGTTAATGATGTACATTGGTACGCTATGAACAAACTTAAATCTTTGTATTACTTTAGATCAGATGCAGCTAGGTCTGCCGAGAATGTAAACATAAAAATACCTAGAGTTAAGTTAGAAGATGTTGACTGTTTAAGTTGTGAGGGATAATATGGAATTTGATGCAGAAGAAATAAACTTACAGGTACATACCTTACCTGCTGTACTTATGATGGAATGTCAGTTACCGAAGAAGATAATACAAGATTTGAATACTTATCTAAATGTTTATAAAAAAGATAAAGATAGAAAGTCTTTATCACATACTTTAGTAGGGCAGATTCATCAAGGCGAACAGTTACTAATGGATCATAACGATAAACTATTAGAAGACTATTATAAATTTATTACAACTATGGGAGTAATCTATTTACAAGCCTTTGGTGATGTAACAGGACACCACTTTAACAATAAAGTAGTGGACATAGACGAACTATGGTCAGTTCATAGTTATGAAGGGGATTACAATCCAATACATGATCATGGTACTAAGACACTTACAGGTATCTCGTGTACTACATGGACTAAAGTACCCAAACAGATTGGTAAGTTAGGTGAACATGAGCAAAGCAATGACGGACTGTATTCATTATATAATGATTCAGGAGCTTGTGATGGTTTCTTAGCTTTTACTTATGGTCGCAATGAGATAATGAATACTCAAAGGTTAAGACCACCACAATCAGCTTCAATACAACCAAAAGTAGGTAGACAATTAATGTTCCCCTCATGGATGCAACACATGGTCTATCCTTTCTTTGGTAAAGGAGAGAGAAGAACTGTGGCAGCTAACTTAAATGTATGGGATACAGAACCACAAGAAGGAGAAAATAATGAGTAAAGATACAAGACAAGAAAATAGGTTTGAAGCTTTGAAAAAAAAGTACGAAGCTGATATAGCAATAGCTAAAGCTGAATTAGAAAATTACTTTGAAGCTAGTGTAGGTGTAGGAGATCATCCACACATAATAGAATCAATGGATTTATTAATGACAGAGTTGGCTAATGCTCAAGAGAAACTAGAATGTTTACTGGACAATTTCTAATGGAGAAAGATAATGAGCCTATTAAAAAATAGAGATTACTACAAACCCTTTGACCATCCTTGGATGTTTGATAAGTATGTAGAACAAAACCAAATGCATTGGCTACCTGAATCTGTACCCCTTCATACTGACGTTAAAGATTGGCAGGACTTATCAGATTCAGATAAGAACTTATTAACTCAAATCTTTAGGTTGTTTACACAATCAGATGTAGATGTAGGTTCTGGTTACATAGATAAGTATATGCGTATATTTAAAAAGCCTGAAGCTCGTATGATGATGACAGCTTTTGCTAACATGGAATCAATACATCAACATGCGTATAGTTTATTATTAGATACTGTAGGCATGCCAGAAACTGAATATAAAGCTTTTTCAGAGTATGAAGAGATGGCTAACAAGCATGATTATATTAAAGACTTTAGACCTACTAGAAAGAATAAGAAAGCTATTGCTAAAACTTTAGCAGTCTATTCAGGATTTACCGAAGGACTACAACTCTTTAGTAGCTTTGCAATCCTGTTAAACTTTCCTAGATTTGGAAAGATGAAAGGGATGGGGCAGATAGTGACATACTCTATACGTGATGAATCATTACACGTTGAAGCTATGACACAACTGTTTAGAGAATTTATACAAGAAAACTTGGATATATGGACAGATAAATTCAAGAAAGAACTCTACCAAATATGTAGAGATATGGTTGAGCTAGAGGATAAATTCCTCGACCTCGTTTTTGAAATGGGAGATATGCAAGGACTTACAAAGAAAGATATGTATGCATACAATCGTTATATAGCTGATAGAAGGTTATTACAGTTAGGTTTAAAAACTAACTTTGATCAGCGAGAGAATCCTTTGCCTTGGCTTGATGAAGTACTAGGTGTAGAACACCAGAACTTTTTTGAAGGCAGAGCAACTGCATATATGAAGGCAGGTCTTAGAGGTAAACAAGAGGAAATTAATTTTGCGGAGATATAAGTATGAAAGCAAAGGAAGCGAACATATTATCGTTTCGTATAATATTTGATAAGAAAGGAAAACTAATTACAGAAATTAGTGGGTTACCATTAAAAGATGTTAATAAAGTTTTTAAAGGTAATGATGTTAAACTAATACAAACTATTATCAGAGAAGGACGAAGACATGTTGAGCCTATTCATAATAAAATTGAAAAAGAATTAGATGCGGTAAATACAATAATTACTTAGCTAGAGGATTACTACTATCTTCTAGTTTAGCTACATCTTCTTCTAATGCTCTAACAGCTACAGATAATCCTTCTAGCTGTGCCTTTAAAGAATTAACAGAGGATGCTTGTGTTCTTAAAGAAATATTAATACCTTCATCAATAGACTTATTAATATAAGTTATTGAAGTATTAATTGTTTCAAATCTTTTCTCAATATCTTGAAGCCCTGATTTAGTTGTAGCTATACCAGTTACTTTTGTTTCTAGGTTTTCAAGCCTATTAACATAACCTGCTCCTGCATATCCGAACCCTGCCAACGTACTTACAATAGTTGCTAAAGCTATTACTTGTCCTGCTTTTGATTTAAACCATTCCATAATTATCTCCTTAAAATAAAACTCCTACATTAAAACTTAATACATTATCATTATGAGGGTCTTCAGTATAAATGTTACTAATCCCTAACTTTAATTTATCAGTTAGCATAAAATTTAGTGCAGTTTCGTTCCTAAGTAAAGGAACATCACTTGCTTCATATAAAAACTTATTAGTAAAGTTTACTTTATCTGCTACTTTATAAAAGAACCAAACACTATTTCTAGCATAAGCTTCCTTCCCGACATTATTTTTCATAAAGCCTATAGAAAATTCATTACTCATTTTAATTTTTTCAGTTCTTAAAATCTTGTAACCATAACCAAGACCAACCTGAGTTCTGTATTTAATATCTCTAAATTCATTGTAGTCATACCTAGTTAAACTAAATACATACTGTTTTGGTTGAAAGGTAAGTCTTCGTTTGAATGCTATTAAACCACTATTCTTAGTACGTATATCATTAGCATCCTTATAACGATAATTAAATTCAACATCTCTTTCAAATTTCCCTACTTCCCACGAATTATCTAAACTTGCAGTAAACTGATTAGCTTTATCTTCAACTTTACCACCAATATCAAATGATCCTGCGTATATATAAGGGGTCAGAAATAATAACAATAATAATTTTTTCATAATAGTTTCTCTACTTAGTGCTGTTTCCACCACCGACATACAAACCAAACCAAGCTGCACCAGCCCCCACTATTACTGATACAAAAGCACTTTGAGCATTAGTAGGATCAGGTAAAGCCATGAACCAACTTGTTGTCATATAAAAAGCATACCCATACAAAGTAATTAATAGTCTTGGGAATACTCTCCACTTATCAAATCCTTCTGCTGTGTTGTACCATGTAGGCTGTTGAGGTTGTTCTTCTTCAGCATCATCCGTGTTTATAATTATTGTTTTGTCTGCCATTTTTATTCTCCTTCTCTATATATCGTTTCTGTTTTTTAGAATATATAAGTTCTTTCTTAGGTGTTTTATTCTTAGGCATTTAAGTATAAAACATTATAAGGAACATACACAAGCCACCAATTCCCCAGACTAATGTATAGACAAGCCACTCTGGTATCTTCATAGAGTTGGTTGCAAATCTTTTAATTTTTGTAGTGTGTTTAAACTATCTCCTGCTAATTGGTAGAAGGCATTTATATTATCACCTATATAAGCATCAGCATAGATAACTCTAGGCTCATACCAATCATCTTTTCTAGGAATACTTCTACCATAGTAGTCTGTAAATCCTGCGTTGTATCCTAAGTAAGCTACTAAAGTAGATTGATCTCCATACTGTCCTGTCTCTTGTTGATAAGTTTCAGCTTCTTGTTGTTGACTTTGAATATTCTGTGCAATAATTTGGTCAGCTATTTGGTCAGCTTCTGAAGCTGTACCTGCATCAACTACTGCATTATCAATCTGACCCTGCATGTCCTGTACCTGCACTTCAACTGTTGTAACCTGCGAAACTACCTGTGCAGTTTCTGTCATTGTTGTTGAAGTTGCTGTACTTGTAGTGGAACTTGCAGTAGAAGTTTCAGTTGTAGAACTTGCTACACTACTACTTGTATCAATACTTGTTGTAGCTGTCGTATCTGTTGTAGGTTCTAAAGTTTGGGTAGCTACTTCTTCTGTTGAAGCTATTTCAACTGATAGAGTTTCTACAGTTGTTGTTGGTTCCATAACAGAAGTTTCCATTGTTGCAACACTACTGTCGGCATTGAATGAACTAAGAACTTGTTGTGTTTGCATAGCAGAACTAGCAACTTGAGCAGATATACTAGGCGAATTACTAGTACTTATACCACCACTAGATACTGAACTGGCTACAGTAGTTATCGCAGTTGTTCCAACACTAAGACTACCACCAGAAGCGACTGTGTTACCTGTAGCATGAACAGATGTACCTGCTGTTGTACCACTTACACTTTCTGTTGCGGATTGCACAGTATTAGCCACTACATTTAAAGCAGTTTCCATATCCATAGAACTACTCTCTTCTCTTTCGGTAGTGCCAACTAACTCGACTTCTTCTAAGTCTTCTAGTACTACTTCTTCGTCTTCGGCTTCTGCGATCCACTCTTCTTCAAGGTCTTCGTAGATTTCTTCGATGGCTTCTTCCTCGAAACTTTCTTCTTCAGCTTCGACAAATTGCTCTTCAATAGTTTCTTGAGATTCTTCCATCTCTTCTTCAAACCATTCATCAAGTTCTTCTTCGTTTTCAAAAACCAAGTAGTTATCTTCTTCTTCATATTCGATATCCTCTGTTATGATTGTGTTAAACTCAAAGAGTTCTATGAACTCTTCCTCTTCTCCTACTACATTATAAACTAAATCATAGTCTGTATCATAGTGTTCTTCGTATACATCAAGTATATCTTCTTCATATATTGTTAATAAAGTTGGGTCTTCTTCATAACTATCTACAAAATATAAATCTTCTTCGTATATTTCATCAGGATGAAAATATTCTTCTTCAAAATAAAGTTCTTCTTCATAATAGTCTTCTTCATAGTCTTCTATAAACTCATCATATTCATCCATGTGTTCATCTAATTCTTCCCAAGTTTCTAAAGGAGAAGTATCCCAATCTATCAAACCTTCCTCATTAAATGCTACATCTGTTCCATACCATTCGTCTACTTGTTCCTGCCCAAACTCTGCTAAATCTATTTCGTACCATTCTTCATCAGTAAATTCCATTCCGTTATATGGATCATCGTCATAACAATATGAAGGATCATCTATACAACTGTCTGTAACATACTCATCTTCGTACTCATAACCATAGTTATCTTCTGAGTATTCATCTTCATAACCATAATCATATTCGTCTGGATTATAGTAAGCTACTGAAGCTTCTTGTGTATAACCTGCACATGAAGGACTGTATTGAGGGTCTAGACTACATTGTAGATCGTCATAAGCATCCCAATACAACGGA